TATAAATCACTATATGCTTGTATCTTCATACGCTGCTTACTTTCAAGACGCCCAGCAGATTGTGCTGCTGCCAATTGTTTCGCTTTACCTGAAGTAGCTGTGGTGTCACGTTTACCTTGAAAGCTTTCGGTTATACCAAGAGTTGCTCGTCCGTATTGATACATACGCTGTGCAAGTATATCATCTTGCTGCATATTTGCTTGTATTGTTTGTACACTAAAAGCATCAATCAATCTTGGGTCACTTATAGGTACTAACTTGAGAGTCGAGTCATCTGCTGGGACTTTAGTACCTTGCGGATAAGTTACAAATGAACCAGCTTTCAATATATTTTCTTCTTCCTTAGTAGTTATACGGTTCAACGTATCTTGATTTTGTTCTATCATATCAATATCGGATATACCGAATATGCTAGTATCATCACTAACAGCGAGTCTCATTACAACTGGTAATTCGCGAATATGATAGAATGGAATTTTATCGCCTTTAGATACGATTTTAGTCAGTCCAATATACGGGTCATCAGGTTTACCTTGTTGTCTCAATAATGTTCTTTGACGAACATTTTCTTCCATATTACCGGTATAAATATCTTCAGTAGCAGTTTCTTCTTCAAGAACTTGGTCTACAAAGTTCTCGCTTCTACAGACTGGGCATGGTACATCTAAGTTTACAATAGGCTGGCCACAATCGGCACAAACTGTAACGCGGCGCAATTCAAAGTACTTATCGTATGCAATAAGTGTATTTTCTTTCATCGTAAATATTGCTCTTCCTAAATCGCCGTCTTCATTTAGAAAGTAACAAGTTATAATATCAACAGTATCTATACTATCGCTATCTGCAGATACATCAATATGATATAATCTTTTAATTGCACCCGTAGTAACCGTGTTTCGCAAAAAGATATACTCTGAGTCTTCGAAGTCTGCAATACCAGGCTGAGTATAAACAGCATCGGCACCATATTCAGTAAGTTTCAAATGACCGAAGCCAGAATTATCGCGGCGCGAATTATCCCATTCAGTCAAATAGAAGTGATAGCCATTCTTGAGTGTACCACGTTCAGCACGGTCATTTATTTTGATACCCATTTGGCGTTTCATTTCTTGCGACAAGTAGTTAGATATTGTCTGAGCTCTTTGAACGTCTTCGGCAAGTAACGGCGTCACATTAGGTTCAGGTATAGCGTTACTAATTTGACTTTCAATCAACTCAAATACAATATTTTGATGGCATTCTGCCTGCACTTCTTTTTTAGTCCGCTTGTTTATAATTTTACCTTCGCCCTTATATAACGAGTTGCGTCGAGGTATCTTATTTAAACGTTCGCTAGCTGCAGATTTAGCCATCGAGTATTTTGTTAAAATTTGTTCAAATCTCATTATATTACTCCCATTAGGTCTAAACCTTCGCTATCTGAATTTTCGAACGGAGGTTCTCCCCATATTTCTTTTAACTGAATTTTTTCTAGTGGTCCAGCTAGCATATAATCTTCAATCATATCTTCAGACCATTCTTGCTTCCTACCAATTACTTCTTTAGGTGCAGAGGCCATAGCAGGTAGCATTGTCATTCTGTTTAGTGCTTGTGATGTCGCATCAACGTCATCATCATGTGCGCCTTTCGGGAATTGCTTCATTGACTTTTCATATTCGTCGTAATAATCAGCATCTTTATCGAAATATACATGCCCTTGATGAAACAACCAGGTACACGCCATAGCTCTAGAATATTTACCGCCTTCAGGCTTTACTGCAATGACACCAGATATTCCCGCATTATGTAGCATATCAATTGCTGCAGCGCCGTTAGCTGCTTCTTCAATATATTTGTAATCTAACTTAAAGCGTCTATTTAGAGCGTATATCCTATTTAACAACTCTGGGAAGCTATAGTGGCCTTTCTCAGCGTGTAGCATAAAATAGTCATCTTCCAATTTAGCCCAAACTTGTAAAGCATTGAAGTCGTTGTCTTCCTCGTGTTTTAGTGCTGCGTCAACGGATAATGCAATTAGCGGCCAGATTACCGTACTACCATTCTTTTTAAGAAGACCTTTATCCGTTATTTTGCCGAATTCGCAAGACCTGAACATTTTTTCTTTGAATAAGTTACCTGCTGCAATTGTCGGATTACCCTGGTAGTTATTCTCCCAAGTCATTAAATTACCTTTACGGATATATGCTTGCTTAAACGCTTGTACCCATGTTCTACCTTTACCAATCTCTGGACATGGGCCATCGCCAAGTTCGCGTCCTAGCGGGTCATTGGCTGGGTCTACACACTCACATGGAATATTGAGCAATTCAATAGAGTCTGGGTCTTCAATATTCTTTATAACCTCAAATATATCGCGCATATTCCAACGCGTCTGCATTAAGATTACTTTTCCACCGACCTTAATACGCGAACGAACTACTGATAACCAGTTATCTTCGAGCGTAGTATTAAACGTGTCGGAGTTTGCTTCCGTGGAGTCGTGACAAGTATCATCGATTATCATAACATCACACGGATTACCGTTTACAGTGCTCATCGTTGCTGATAAGCAAGTACTTTTTATATTGTTCTTTTCATCAAAGATTACTTCAAATTCATCATTTGTCCATTTGTTGCCGATTTGTGCTCCCGGCCACATATTCAAATTCCATTCAATCTTACGTTTGTTTTCTGCTGATGCTTTAGCTGCAAACGCTGCTGAATAAGATATAATTATATCGTTGTGCCCGGGATGCTTCAGCATATCCCAGGCAGGTATACTTTGAGCGCCCCAAGTAGTTTTGCCCGTTTGAAAGGGTAAGCTTATCAGGAGAAACGACGTGCCGTCTGTTCGGCCCGGGCGCTCCAAAAATTCTTGTATCCTATCTGCAAGAATTTTATGCAATTTAGTTTCTTTCAAATCTGGTCGACATTTTAGCACATACTTATAGTATGAATTGATAGTATCGCGTCGATTTTTCTCAAGTTTGAGCGCAGCCAACTGCTCTTGCGTAATTACAATCTTAGGTGGTTCAGATATTGCTTCAAACTTGTCGTCATATAAGCCACTCATCGTTGTACAACCTCGGCGTTAGCAAGTAAATATGCTAATTGTGCATCTGACAATTCAACAATATTGTTCGTAGAATGTTGATGCTTTTCAACTGGCTTACCGCCGGTAGTATCTCGGACGAATGCCGCCGCTTTAGAGTCACCATCTTCAATAGCTTTTGCTGCTTGCGATAGTAAAATCAAATCTGGAATAGACAAATATTCAGTGTTTATTGATTTTAACATAGTAGTAAGTACTTCGCTACGCTTCAAAAAACTATCTTCGCTTCCAAGAAGGTCTGTCGGAACAGCTAGGGTCTTTGCTAATTCAGCAGATGCTTCCCAGTTATTATTGAATAACATATTTTGTTGATTTACTTTAGCAATTTGTGAACCGCGTGCTGATATTTCATTCAAATGCATTTACTATAACCTCCTTGTTTAGTGTATTTATATGTGAACGGCACTACGCATTTTACAAAGTTATTGCAAATGCGTAGTCCGAGAAATATGGGTAAAGGAGCTGTCGGCGTAGTTCTATATTTTCTGAGATACTGCGACTTATGCACATACTCCCATAACATATAATGCGTGATATATTTCATTTTATGTTCTTGGCTTCAAAATATTTTCAAAATTATATATTGAACGATGAACTTTGAGCTAGGGTGGGCGGGTCTTTGTTTATTTATGAAATAAATGGGCTTGCGAATACAACCATATATAAGCGCATAGCACACATAATTTAATAGGGTGCCGTCTTTTTTTATTTATTATAATAGAAATTATAATAATTATTATAATTTTAATAAATATTACGGAGGTATCTGAAATGAAAAGATACACAATTAAGTTGGATGTTACACAATCGAAGGCTGTTATTATTGATAATAATAACAAAAAACAGTTTAACGGTATTTTAGGCAAATACCATAGAAACGGTGAAGTCAAATACGAGGTAAGATTTGACAGTGAAACAGTTGGCTGTGAAAACAAGGGCATTATTCAAGTACCCAAGAAAAACGGTAAATTCGAAAGAGTTTTCGAGTCAGACTTAACGAAAAGACGTGCAAACAATTGTATCGAAGAAGACTTTAATTAGTCTTCTTTTTACAATGAACAAAGAACAGTTACGATTAGTATCGTAGAAACTTAGAAACGGAGGAACAAATATGATAAACACAGAGTCACATAGCTTCGGCAACATCGGAGTAAATATATTCAGCAACGAAAACGGTATCATTGAAATCGAGATTGTTGATATCGAGAAATGCGAAACACTATTATCGATAAAACCGAATAACTAACAACTAAATAACAACGAACAAAGCCACAGTGGTCAGTGTATCATTGTGGCTTTTTCTATATTAACGAGGTGGCAATGATACAATGAACTTTGTTCAACAGTTTTAAAATAACAATGAACAAAGCTCAAAGAACGTTGCAAATAAGCTCAAAGGAGACGGTAACAATGTACATCGAAAAATATAGTAAATTCGGATAATCAATGAGCATAAAACTGTGAACAAATGTATTATTACGTGTATGCGAGCACACTCTTCACACACGAGTGCAACAATGCGCACAGTCATACGGTTCACACGCAATTGTTAGTGAAACGATTTTTGAATTTTTGAAATTTCGAAAAACAATTGCGTACGATGGTGTATACAGTGCACGTAAATACAGGTGTATATGCACGATAAGACGCACTCACATATGCGATAATACGACTTTGAAATAAATTATGCTCAAAGTATCAACGAATTTACAACTAAATAACATAGTTCAATGACTAATGAAACTGTATCAAAATGTTTCAACGAACTATAAACAGTCATACAAAAATATTAGGAGATAAACGAATTATGAGAGAACCTAAAAACATGAAAACTTTAATCAAAACTGGCAAACAAATTTGGAATT